CAGGAGGCCGCCACCGCCGTCGGCAGGAAGGTGGCCCGGTCCGTCGGTCTCACCGATGCCGAGGTGGCGGCCCTGTTCCCCGGGAGGTGAGAGGTGAGGCTGCAGAACGGGTGGTTCGTCAACAGCGACGGGGCGGTCTACACGCTCATCAATGGATCGGCGTACGAGGTCGACGCGACCGGGACCCCGCTCGCCAAGCTGAAGCCTGGGTACTACGACGAGCAGCTCAGGCCGATAGCGAATGGAGGAGGCAAGAGCCATGCCAGTTCCGAAGCCTCACAAGGGTGAGAGTCAGTCCGACTTCATGGGCCGATGCATGCACGAGGTCGCCCAGAGCGACACCAAGCGCCCGCAGGACCAGATGCTGGCGATCTGCTTCTCGGCGTGGCGGGCCGAGCACGGCGGCGCTCCGCCGAAGAAGAGCGTCGATGAGATCGCCGCGATCATCGCGCGGTGGCGAAAGAAGTTCAGCAGGGACCCATCGCTCTCGCTCCTCACTCGCCTGACCGAGGGTGACATGCCGGACGTCGAGGACGGCGAGAGCCAGAGCGAATACGTCGAGCGATGCGTTGAGGAGGTGAGGGCCGACGACGACTCGGTAAGCGAGAACGAGGCGGCTGACGCCTGCTCGACGTACTGGGAGTGGGACGATGCACTGTCCGACGAGGATCGCTCTGGCGTAAAGGAGATCATCGCGCGGTGGAAGGCGAGGTTCGGCAAGGAGCCGTCCAAGGCGCTGCTGGCGCTGGCGGCCAAGGCTGAGCCAGGCGTCCCGGAGCCGGAGCCCGGCGAGGGCGAGATCGACTTCATGGAGCGATGCAGGGACGAGGTCGGTGACGCCAATGAGGACATGGGTGACGACGAGGTCGAGAGCCTGTGCGAGATGGCGTGGGAGGAGAGCGACACTCAGTCTGAGGGCCTCGGCCCTGACATCGACGCCTGGGAGGAGGCCAACCGAGGCCTGAGCACCAGGACCAGCGATGGTCGCTCCATCGTCCATAAGACCCACGCCGGCGAGGTTCACGGCATGGAGTTCGTGCTCAGCGACGAGACGCCTGATCGAATGGGTGACATCATCTCCTCGGCCGGGTGGGACCTCGTCAACTTCAAGAAGAACCCGATCGCGCTGTTCAATCACCGGAGCGACTTCCCCATCGGGCGATGGGAGAACCTCAGGGTGGACGGCAAGGCGCTGAAGGGGCGGCTGAAGATCGCCCCCGAGGGGACCTCCCCTCGCATCGACGAGATCAGGAAGCTGATCGAGGCCGGCATCCTCAGGGCGACGTCGGTCGGCTTCGTCAGCATCGAGAAGCAGCCGCGTCAGAGACCGGCTGACCACAAGGGCTTCGTCGGCGATCACTACGTCAGGGCGGAGCTGGTGGAGACCAGCCTGGTCTCCGTTCCAGCCAACCCCAACGCGATCGCCGTCGCGAAGGGACTGAAAATCTCTCCCGCCACCATGGGCATCGTGTTCGCCGAGCTCGGCACCAGGGGCACGAGGTCAGGTCGTGGCGGTTCAACCGGCGAGCTCGCCAGGCGAAACACCAATGGAAGGACCAATACGATGTCGCTTTCGCAGCGCATCCAGGCTGCGCAGGAGCGAATCACCGCCCTGCGCGAGAAGCTGGAGGAGCACCTCAAGAGCGTCGACGACACCAACGTCAGCGACGCCCAGCTCACCATCACTCACGAGCTGAACGAGAAGATCGCCCAGGAGGAGAAGGGTCTCGCGGCCCTCACCGAGGCGGAGAAGCACCTTGCGACCACCACCGCCGACGATGGCGGTGGCGGAGGCACCCGAGCAGTGGCCGTCCATCGCGGCGGTCAGAACGGCGGCGGAAGCCGTCAGCCGTTCAACATCCCTAAGACCAAGGAGGGGCGCGTCGACCTCCTGGTGAGGGCCGGCGTGGTCCAGATTCTGGCTCACCGGTTCAAGATCAGCATCGAGCAGGCCATCCAGAAGGCCGCGGCCGAGGGCGGCATGCCGATGTACTCCGACGAGACTACTCGGGTGCTCTCCGAGTATTGCGCCCGTGCCGCTACCGCTCCGGCCATGACCACGGTGACGGGCTGGGCGGCGGAGCTGGTCCAGCAGCTGTGGGCCGACCTGATGGAGACCCTGCTGCCCAAGAGCGTGTATCCGAGGCTGGCCGGCCTCGGCCTCTCGCTCAGCTTCGGCAGGGCGGGCAAGATCAGCATCCCGACGCGAGCTCGCACGCCTGCCATCGCCGGCTCGTTCGTTGGTGAGGGTCAGCCCATCCCGGTCCGTCAGGGCCTCTTCACCGCTCAGGTCTTGACGCCCAAGAAGATGGCCGTCATCACCACCTGGACCAGGGAGATCGACGAGCACTCCATCCCGGCGATCGAGGGCCTGCTCAGGCAGGCGATCCAGGAGGATACGGCTGTCAGCCTGGACGCGATCCTGCTCGACTCCAACGCCGCGACGGCGGTTCGCCCCGCCGGCCTGCTCAACGGTGTGGCCGCCCTCACGCCTACGGCCGGTGGCGGCCTCAACGCCCTGGTCGGCGACATCAAGGCCCTCTCGGGTGCCATCCTCACCGGCACGCTAGGTCACGTCCGCAACATGGCGTGGCTGATGAACCCGCAGCAGGTCCTCTCCATCGGGCTCACCAGCGCCGGCAACACCGGCATCTTCCCGTTCAAGGACGAGATCAGCGCCGGTCGACTGATGAGCTATCCGGTGATCGACTCGGGCACCGTGCCGCTGGGTACGGTGATCGCGGTCGATGCCGCCGACTTCGTCTCGGTCGGAGCCGAGGGCCCGCGCTTCGAGGTCTCGGATCAGGCTACGCTTCACCTGGAGGACACCAACCCGCTGCAGATCGTCAGCGGCTCTCCGGGTACGGCGGCCTCTCCGACGGTGTCGCTGTGGCAGACCGACTCCATGGCGCTTCGGCTGATCCTGCCGATGAACTGGACGCTTCGTCGCTCTGGCATCCTGGCCTGGACTCAGGGCGTTACCTGGTAGACGCGAGGCAAGAGAGGCGAGGGTGGGCTTGAGCCCACCCTCGGCGTTTTCGTAAAACCTCAACAGGAGACCATTGATCATGGCCGATCCAAAGGAAGCCGCCAAGGAGCTGATTGCGAGGGACCAGGAGCTGCTCGACAAGAGTCGCGCTGAGCGGGAGGAGAGGATGAAGGGCAAGCCGACGCCGACTCAGGAGGAGTGCAACCTGGCCATGTACGGCGCGTCGCCGACCGAGCACGAGGACGACGGCAGCGGGCCTGATCCCAATGCACCGACCCGCGCTGCCGAGGCGAAGCCAGCCGGATCATACCAGACTCGTCAGGCGAGGGCTCAGCCGGCCCACTCGCCGACGCATGGTACGACGCACCGCAGCGAATGAGTGCTCGCTCCCTCGTCGCCCGCATCTTTCGCCCCCTGGTGAGGGCCACTGAGGGAGCGTATCGACCGGGGCCGTATCACCTCCCGCTCACCGGTGGCTGGCTCAGCGCTCAGGCAGGCCAGTACTGGAACTGGTGGCAGCTGGGATATGACCCGATCGGTGCCTCCACTCGCTCGGCCATGGTCGAGGCGTGCGTCAGCGCGTACGCTCAGACCATCGCCATGTGCCCGGGCGATCACTGGAGGCTGAACAGCAAGGGCGGGAGGGACCGCGTCACGACGTCGGCGCTCTCCCGCATCCTTCGCTACCCGAACGACTATCAGACCATCAGCGACTTCCTGCTCAACCTGGTGAGGAGCCTGTATCTCACCGGCAACGCGTACGCCCTGGCGCTGAGGAACGACAGGTTCGAGGTGTCGGAGCTGCACCTCATGGACCCCAACTTCAGCCTGCCTCAGCTGGCCGTCACTGGCGACGTGTTCTATCGCCTGGGTGGCAACCAGGTGATCGAGCGAAGGATCACGGGGCCGCTGATCGTGCCTCAGCGAGACGTGCTTCACGTCAGGCTTCACTCGACCAACAGGACGTACCCGTGGCCGCTGGTCGGAGAGTCCCCGATCCTGGCCGCCCTCCCGGACATCGTCGCCGGCCAGGCCATCACTGATCAGCAGATCAACTTCTACAACAACATGGCGAGACCATCCGCTGTGCTTTCGACCGATCAGGTCCTGGACAAGGACCAGGTTCAGTTCCTTCGCGACCGATGGGACGAGCAGGTCAAGGGGATGGGCGCCGGTGGAACGCCGATCCTCACCGCCGGCCTCAAGGTCATGCCGTGGAACGTCAGCGGGAGGGAGTCTCAGGCTGCCGAGATGTTCAAGCTCACCGAGCAGCACATTGCCCTGGCGTTCCGCATCCCGCTTCAGATTCTCGGCCTGAGCAGCGCACCGTACGGATCGACCGAGGTGCTCATGCAGATGTGGCTGGCCAGCGGGCTGGGCTTCGCGCTAAATCACCTGGAGGAGGCGATCGGCTTCCTGTTCAACCTCAAGGGTCAGCCGGACGAGTACGTCGAGTTCAGCACCGAGGCGCTGCTCAGGTCTCAGCTGAAGGACAGGATCGACGCCCTGGTCCGCGGCGTCCAGGGCGGCGTCTACAGCCCCAATGAGGCGCGGACCCAGGAGGGCCTCGACGAGGTGAAGTTCGGTGACGAGCCGAGGGTCCAGCAGCAGGTGGTGCCGCTCAGCGCCGCCGCCAGTATCCAGGCTCCGCCACCTGGCGGGCATCCTCCGCCAGCCGCTCACGTTCCGCCATCTCCTCCGGCTCCCGGCGCCTCGCCAGCCGAGCCGGTCAAGCCGACACCGACTCCTCCCTCGGCTCCGAAGAAGGACTACGACGATGAGGTCAAACGGGAGATCAGACGAGTCGTCGAGCTCGCCTCTGGAATCAGTCGAAGGTACCACTGACGTATGGCGTCAGGTCCTCGCAGGCGTGCTGGCCGAGGAGCGGCGGAACTGGGTGCGCGAGCGCGAGCTGATCGAGGCTCAGGCCAAGCTGCTGGTCGCCGAGATGAGGGCGCAGATCGTCGAGATGAGGGAGGAGTTCACCGCCGATCGCAAGGCCTTCATGACCCAGATGGCGGCCGAGGTTGATGCCGTTGTCGCCAAGCGCCTGGCTGAGCTGAGGGACGGTGACGCAGGTCCTCAGGGCGAGCGCGGCGAGAAGGGTGACGCTGGCGATCCTGGACCTCAGGGCGAGCGCGGCGAGCCTGGTACCGCTGGGGTGCAGGGCGAGCGCGGCGAGTATGGCGCGAAGGGTGACCCCGGCGAGCGCGGCGAGGTTGGACAGAGAGGTGAGAAGGGTGACCCAGGTGAGCGCGGTGAGCCAGGACTCCCAGGCAGCGAGGGACCTCCCGGTGAGACGGGAGACCAGGGGCCGCGTGGGGAACCGGGGCCGATTGGACGAAGTGGCGAGAGTGGAGAGCCCGGTGTACCTGGTGAGAGAGGCGACCGTGGCGATCCTGGAGAGCGAGGTGAGAAGGGTGATCCTGGCGAAGCAGGCCCAGCTGGACAGCGCGGCGAGACTGGCGAGCGTGGAGAGCGCGGAGAGAGGGGTGAGGCTGGCGAGACTGGACCTCATGGCGAGCGAGGTGAGAAGGGTGACGCCGGTGAGCGAGGAGAGAAGGGTGACGCCGGTGAGCGCGGCGAGCAGGGTGTAGGGGGAGAGCGTGGCGAGAAGGGTGAGCAAGGTGTCCAGGGTGAGCAGGGCGAGCGCGGCCTCAAGGGCGAGCGCGGCCTCAAGGGCGAGCGCGGTGAGAAGGGCGAAGATGGCGAGCGCGGCATTCATGGTGAGCAAGGCATCCCGGGCGAGCAAGGTGAGCAAGGCGTTAGGGGCGAGCAGGGCGAGCGTGGCCTTCAGGGCGAGCGCGGTGAGAAGGGCGAAGATGGTGATCGCGGCCTCCAAGGCGATCAAGGCATCCAGGGCGAGCAAGGTGAGCAAGGCGTCAGGGGTGAGCAGGGTGAGCGCGGCCTTCAGGGCGAGCGCGGTGAGAAGGGCGAAGATGGTGATCGCGGCCTCCAAGGCGAGCAAGGCATTCCTGGCGAGAGAGGTGAGAAGGGTGAAGTGGGTACTCAGGGCGATCGAGGAGAGCCTGGCGAGGTAGGACGCGAGGGACCTCAGGGCAAGCTGCCCATCGCGCGCGAGTGGGACCCTGACGAGGTCTCGTATGAAGGAGACGTCGTCACTCACGCCGGTGCTACCTGGCAGGCTACGAGGGACACCGGCAGGGAGCCTGGGACGACGCGAGACTGGGTGTGCCTGGCTCAGGCTGGCGTCAACGGGATAACGCCGCGCCCGCGAGGGACGTATCGCGACGTTGGCGAGTACAAGGAGCTGGACATCGTCGCGCTGAACGGCTGCTCGTTCATCGCCAAGAGGGACGATCCAGGTGCATGCCCAGGCGATGGATGGCAGGCGCTGACCCTTCCCGGCAAGCGAGGCGACAGGGGAGAGAAGGGCGAGCGCGGCCTTCAGGGCGAGCGAGGCGAGAGGGGCGAGGCTGGGGCGAGCCTGATAGGCTTCAAGATCAGCGACGACGGATACGCGATCAAGGCTCTCAACTCAGACGGCGAGGAGGTCGGCTTTGACATGAGGGTGCTGTTCGAGCGCTATCATCGCGAGAGCAACGATGGCTGACAGGACGATAAAGATACTGACGCCGGCAACCGAGATCGGTTTCCTCTCGATCGCCGAGGCCAGGCTGCTGTTCGGCGCTACGACAACGGTGAGTGACGCCTCACTCCAGTTCATGATCGACATCAACTCGGCGTCGATCATGCGGCTGTGCAACAGGATCATGGCGTACGAGGAGGTCAAGGAGACCTGGCGAGACATCGGGAACCGGCGAGTGTTCCTCTCCCACTGGCCGGTGAAGGAGGCAGACGTCGAGAGCGTGTACGCCGGTGGGGCGCTGGTCGACCCAGCCGACTACGAGCTTGAGGAGGAGAGCGGAAAGCTGTCCAACTTTCAGGGCTGGGCCGAGGACGTGGTGGTGACGTACTGGGGCGGCTACCTCCTCCCTGACAACGCTCCTCTTCCACTCAAGCAGGCGACGGCCATGCTGGTGAGGGACACCAAGATCATGTCCAGCCTCGAGGGCGTCGCCGGCATTCGCTCGCTGGGCTACCGGGAGAAGCGAGTTCAGTTCTTCGACCCGACCAAGATTCTCGGTGGTGGCACCACTGGCAGCGGAGGCCTCTCAGTGATGAACACGGCGGTGAATAGGCTGCTGGTCCACTACACGCGGTGGGAGGTGTGAGATGGAGATCGTCGTAACGTCAGACCTCGACAAGGCGGCGAAGCACTTCACTCAGGGCGCCCAGGACTTCGCCGACAAGATGGTAAGCGTCATGCGGGAGACCATCGACGAGTCAGTGGCCGAGTTTCAGTCCGGGTGGAGGTCTCCGATCGCCTCGAGCGTGACGGCCGGCGGCGGAGACGAGACAGATGGTGAGATGGCGTTCACTAGGCTCGTTCACACCAGGCCGATTCACCCCAAGCGAGAGGTCGGCGTCAAGGTGGCGTTCGTTCGCAGGCCGGCGAATCCGAACTATCGCCCGGTCCAGGATCAGGTTGACTATAGCAGCGCGCTGCTGAAGACCAAGCTGAGCGGAGGTGGGTGACATGGCGCTCAACTTCTCGACTCTCGTCCTGCTGCCAAACTTCGACCTCTATGCCAGGCCGATCGTCATCAACCCGCTGGGGAGCCAGCCTGGTCAGCCACCGTACTCAGACAGGGCTGACGACCCGGGCCTTCCGACTCGGGGCATCCTCAACACCGTATCGCTCGACGTCATGGGCCTGGATGGGATGATCCTGTCTGATCAGAGGACCGAGCTCGACGTGAGGGAGATCGAGTTCGCCGTAGTCCCGAACCAGCTTGACGTCATCACCATCCCGGCCGACAACGACATCCCCGACGAGGGAGACTGGGAGGTGATGAGCTCGAGCCGAGACGGAGAGGGGTGCACGACCCTGATCATCAGGAAGGTCGAGCCGGCGAGTCTCGCCTACCTGAACGGGAGGATGCCTGATGGCTTCGGCCCCTAACAACGTCGTCCGTCTGCGGAGAGTCGTCAATCCGGTCACCAACAGCCTCGCCCTAATCATTCGCGACAACATCCTAGCTGTAGTCAGACAGCTGAACTACTTCGCCAACTTCAAGTTTGGCACCACCAAGCAGCTCCAGCTGATCAAGGAGAACATCCCGTACTGCGGAGTGTACCTGATCAGCGAGAGCGCTGGCCCGGACGGAGACTGGGACGCTGGACCTCCCAAGTTCACCATCGACGCCAGGATCGGCTTCACGGTGTGGATCATGAACAACGATCCGGTCCAGACCGAGATGCAGCTCGACGGTGCGTTCCGGGCGATCATGAACGGGCTGCTGTGCTTCCCTACGGTGTACAACAACAAGACGGCTCCGGTAGAGGGTTTCTCCCGCTATACCAGGAGCCATCACTATGGTAGCGCAGGTTTGAACAACGAGCTGCCGGCGGCCGAGCTGAGGCTCGAGCTGACGTGCAAGTTCAGGGAGTACTACGAGTTTGTCGCCACCGACGACTTCCTGCTGCTCCACTTCCAGACTAAGTACCCGCTGCCACCGGAGGACTGGACCCAGGTTCAGCAGATCACCGCCGTGTGGGACATCCCGCAGGCCCCAGTATCAGCTGTCACCGCGAGCGACTACTACCTCGGTCCGCTGGGCATAGCGATACCCGACGCGACCATCACGTGAGAAAGGAGAGAGCGTCATGCGCGTGAGAGCATTGAAGGATCATGTCCAGAGGCTGGTGAGGCACCCGCGTGCCGGTGGCTTCCCCAGCACCGGAGGCGACGTGGAGTGGCCGAACGACGCCTTCACTCGCCGTCGCATCAACGACGGCGATATCGAGGTCGTCGAGGTTCAGGCCGAGGCCACCGACAGGCAAGAGGCTGCTCGCCAGGAGGGCACGCGGCGGTCGTACCGTCGCGAGCAGACGACCGGCGAGCAGAGCAACTGAGTTTCAAACCAGACCTGAAGGAGGATCGAGATGCCGATTTCGTTCTCGAACATTCCGGCGGTAATGAGACAGCCGTTGTACTGGGTGGAAGTCGACCCGAGCATGGCCGGCAACCCGATCCAGCCTCTTCGGGCCCTCATCGCCGGAACCATGATCACCACCGCCGGACCCAACAAGGGTAACGGCACGCCCGACGTACCCATCCCGATCGGCCGCCAGATGGACGCGGACCACCTGTTCGGCATGGGCAGCGAGCTGTCCCTGGCGTTCAAGGCGTTCTTCGCCAATAACTTCGGCACGGAGGTATGGGCCCTTCCGGTGGCCGAGCCGGTGGCCGGTACGGCGTCGACCGGTACCGTCACCATCGCCACCGCCCCGACCGAGGCGGGGACCATTCACCTCTACGTCGGCGGTCGCCACGTCTCGGTGAATGTGGGGATGACTGACACCGTGACCCAGGTGGCCCAGGCGGTCATGGACGCCATCAACGCCGACGGCTACATGCCGGTCACCGCTGCCGCAGCCGTCGGGGTGATCACCCTGACCTGCAAGTGGAAGGGGACCAGCGGCGATGACATCAGGGTCTCCGACTCGTACTACGGCACGATCGGCGGGGAGATGCTGCCCCCAGGTCTGACCATCACCTACCCGCCGTCGAACATGCTCTCCGGCGGCGCCGGGGTCCCGGTGTTCGACAACGGGATCGCGGCCCTCGGTGAGCAGCCGTTCGAGTACGTCTCGATGCCGTACTCAGACTCCAACTCGCTGCTGGCCTGGGAGACCGAGTTCGGCTTCGGGGACGACGGGCGGTGGGGGTGGGCTCGCCAGCTCTACGGCCACATCTTCGGGGCCAAGCGAGGTCTCTACAGCGACCTCATCCTGTTCGGGGAGACCCGCAACAGCGGCCTCGTCTCGATCCTGGGGTTCGAGGAGACGGCTCCCATGCCGTTCTTCGAGTGGGCCGCGGCGTATACCGCCAAGGCCGCTCGCGGCCTGATGAACGACCCGGCTCGCCCGCTCCAGTCCCTCCACCTCGAGGGCATCCTCCCGGCCCCCGGGCACGATCGCTTCCTGCTCAGCGAGCGGATGGGACTGGCCCAGAACGGGATCGCCACCCAGGCCACGTTCGCCGATAACATGCCGGTGATCATGCGAGAGTCGACGACGTACCAGAAGAACCTCTATGGGCAGTCGGACGATGCGTACGAGCTGGTGACCACGCTGGCCACCCTGGCCAAGCTGATCCGCAACCAGCGGCAGGCCATCACCAACAAGTACCCGAGGCACAAGCTCGCCGACGACGACACTCGCTTCGGGCCCGGCCAGGCGATTCTGACCCCGAAGATGGCCAAGGCCGAGCTGGTCGCCCAGTACAGGTTCGACGAGTACAACGGCCTGGTGGAGAACGTCACGGCGTTCAAGCAGAACCTGATCGTGGAGCGGGACTCGTCCGACCCGAACAGGCTCAACGTGCTCTACCCGCCCGATTTGGTGAACCAGTTGAGGGTCTTCGCCGTTCTGGCCCAGTTCAGACTGCAGTACAACAGGGGCGTCGATACCCAGGTCGCCTGATCATGACGACGCCAGTCTCATCTCGGTCACGACTATGAAGAGAGGCGAGCCAGACATATGGAAGCACTCAAGTGGCGGCGTAATCGCCCCTTGGTCTCGGCGGCTGCGAGGCAGCAGAGGCTCAGACATCCGCCGGACCCCCTGATCGAGACCCACTTCTTCACCCTGTAAGGAGGGACGAATATGGCCCCACGCATAGCCGGAATTGCTTTCTTGAAGGTCAATAGCGGCCTGCTGCCGCTTCGCGGCAACTTCACCGTCTCCCCGTCCGCCTATGAGCGGGCGGGCATCGCCGGCCAGGACATGGTCCATGGCTACTCCGAGCTGCCTCGCGTGCCCTACATCGAGGGCGACGTCTCGCTCCTGCCGGACCTCTCGATGGAGAACCTGGAGGCGCTCACCAACGTCACCGTCACGGCCGAGCTGGCCAACGGCAACGTGTACGTGCTCCACGAGGCCTGGTGCAAGAGCGCCCAGGAGATGAACTCGAGGGAGGGCCAGACGAGGGTCAGGTTCGAGGGCGCGTTCTGCGAGGAGATCATGGGAGCGGCTGGCCAGTCGTTCCCGCTGGTACCGATCTAAGACAAGGATGACGTGAGGAGAGTGACACATGGCTGACGAAGAGAAGGTTGACGCCTCGACGACTGCGACTGATGGAGGAGGTCAGGAGCAGGCGAAGCCGCAGGTGTCCAAGCCGAACGGTGCCGGGGCGTGGGTGGGTAAGCTCCCGCTCCGGAAGGAGGTCCCCAACGGGAGCGGCGAGAAGGTTCGCGAGATCACCTTTCGCGAGCCCACCGCCGGGGACATCGAGCGGATCGGTAACCCGGTCCTGGTCGAGCTGTTCGAGTCCAGGCCCAAGCTCCACTTCGAGTCGAGGATCATGACGTCGATGATGGCTCACCTGGCCGGTGTACCGCCATCCACTATTCGCATGCTTGATCCGAAGGACTGGAACAACGGGGCCTGGCTCCTCGCCAATTTTTTTATGCCAGACCTGTAGGCAACAGCAGATACCTAACCGAGGGGTCGAGGGAGTATACATCCAGGATCACCCTCGACTGCTACAGGCTGGCGAGGGAGTACAAGGTCGATCCAGAGGTGTTCCTCAGCAAGCCGCTCAGCGAGGTGGCCCGCCACATGGAGTGGACCTCCAGGCTGATCGACGCCATCAACGCGGAGAGCGAGTGGCAGAACCGTGGCTGATCAGAGCGAGACCTACACCGTAACGGTCAGTCTGAAGGACGAGGTCAGCGAGGCCCTCGGCAAGGCCTCGTCTGCCCAGAGCGGTCTCCACCTGAGGCTGGGTAACATCCAGGCCGAGGGGGAGAAGGGCTTCAACAATCTTCGCGCCATCCTCGATCGCATCAACATGTCGATGGGTGGCGTGAACGCGGCTACCGCTTCGTTCTCCTCCGCTCTGGTGACCACGGCGAAGCAGTTTGCCGAGCACATGGCCTCGATGCCCGGGGTCCTCCAGGGCATCGAGCGCGGCTTCGGATCGATCGCCACGGTGGTTGAGGGCGTGGGCTTCAGGGCCGCGCTCGGGGTGGCTGGCGTGGCAGCCTCCGCTGCCACGGCCATCTACGCCCTTCAGAGGATCGCGAGGAGCTACGCCGACGCAGAGACGGCCGCGCGCAACTTCCAGGACTCGGTCGGGATGTCCAACCAGCAGATTCGCCAGTTCGAGCGGGTCGGCCAGATGCTGGGGGACAACACGGAGCAGGCTCGCCAGGAGCTGACCAAGGTCAGTCGCCTGATCGAGGACCTCTCGACGGGTGAGGAGTCGAAGCTGTATCAGGCCCTGGCCTCTCACAAGGGCGGGGAGGCGCTGGCCAACGAGCTGATGGAGATGAGGAAGAAGGGTGTCGACGTCGACACCATCATGAAGAAGTTCTTCGAGGAGGTTGGCAAGTGGGACCCGGCGGCCCAGATGGAGCTGTCCAATCGCCAGATCGGCATCCAGCTCAAGTACATCCAGCACTACGCCGAGGAGGCCAAACACGCGCTGCCGGTCTATGAGCTGCCGAAGGAGCAGCTCGACGCCTTGGAGAAGGCGTACACCTCGCTGATCGCCCTGGTGACCGAGTGGGACCAGCGGATCGAGAACGCGGCGACCAGAGTCAGTCGAAACTTCGAGGCGATGGTCGTCCCGCAGCTGAAGAAGTTCATGGACGACCTGGTCAAGTCCGGCTTCCTCGAGTTCCTGGACACACTCTCCGCGGCGGCGGTCGCGGCGATGGGGAACTTCGGCAAGCTGCTCGACTTCATCCAGAAGGTGATGGACGCCGTCGTCGACGCCCAGAAGTGGCTCCAGGAGCACTCGTACCTGAACTGGGTGGCGCCGTGGATCGCCAAGAAGGCTGAGGAGTTCCTGGAGTGGCAGAAGAGTCGGGTCGTCGAGCCTGAGGGCTCGCCGGCTCTGTCTCCCCCAGCGGCGAAGCCGGAGCATGAGGCTCACGCCAAGCCTGAGCACGGCGAGCACGGAGAGGCGACCCACCTGCTCTCTATCGGTGAGGAGTCTACAGGCCAGCGAGAGCCGTTCGCCCGCGAGGCCACCGAGCAGCTCCCTATCCTGCTCCAGGAGTCGCTTCAGTACGAGCGCGACTCTACCGAGTTCGCCCGCGAGATCAGGGACGTCATGGTGTGGCTCCGTGCCACCATCGAGGGCAAGAAGGACGGCGGGGTCGAGGGACTGGGTGGAGCCGTCGGCATAATCTCAGGTGAGACCGGAGCCGGGCCGGGTGGCGGCGGAGGTGGGACCAGCGGCGGCGGAGGCGCCACCGGAGACTATGCCGCTCCAACCACCGGCACCGGAGGAACAGGTGGCGAGGGTGCCGCCACGGCTCAGGGTGGTCAGCCTCCCGGAAGCGGCGACGGTCCAGTCGGTAGAGTGCCGGAAGGTGGTGAGGTCGGTCCGCAGGCGGCGGCTCAGATCGCCCTGTCTCACATGGGTCAGAACGAGACGGTGAACGAGACCCAGCTGCAGCAGTGGTTCGCTCAGCACAACCTCAAGCTCGACCCCAAGTACACCCCGTGGTGCGCGGCGTTCGTCAACTCATCCCTCTCGCAGGCCGGCATCAGGGGGACGGGCTCCCTAGCTGCCGCCTCGTTCTATAAGTGGGGGACGGGCGTCGGCGCCAAGGAGGGTATTCAGGCCGGCGACGTGGCCGTGCTTCCCCATCACGTGATGATGGCGACCGGTCGCACCAAGGGCGACATGATCGAGATCGTTGGAGGCAACCAGGGCGGTCGCTCTCAGCAGGGCGGCGGGGTCACCACGCGGTGGATCAGGCGCGACAGCGTGACCTGGAGGCGAGCCGGAGACCGTGAGCTCGCCGACTTAAAGAAGTCGCAGCCCTCGGGAGGAGCCAGCGGCGAGGCCGTTCAGGGTACCGGGAATGACCCCAAGACGCCGTCCGGTGGGATGAC